CCTTTAACATTCATAGTGACACGATAATCATCATAAGTAGCACTTGTGAAATTACTAAATGATTGACTAGATACTCCACTAAAACTAGTTGTATTCAGTAAAACCATTCCAGCCTTTTTAGTACCAAGAGCTGTATTCATAGACGCGTCAATAGCGTCACCTAAAGTTTCAATAGCTGTAGCGCCGTCTTTTACAAGATCAGTTGAAGTTGGTACAGCCCAACCATAATTAGGGGTAGTAGTTGCCATTGTTCTAGTTTATCCTTTTCTTAAATAACGTCAAGCCAACGATAATCATTAGCAAGGTTTTGCCATTGAATTAAAGCGTTGTAGTCTTCCCACTGAATTGAAAGGGTGCTATAGATTGAGTTAGAAACAGACATAGCCAGTTCAAGGTTATTACGTCCTAGTGTCCAAGTCCAACCCTCACAAAAGCCTTCAAAATATCCTTCAGGTATAAGCCCTACTGGGATATTGTCCAAGTATAAAAGGGTATCCATTGAAACACCTAGCAAATTATCTCTTACAGTATTTGTCATATCTGAGTGGGCAAGATTGACAGTAACTTCTTCAAGTGACGCTTTAGGTGTCCCTCTGTAATTAACAAAATTTGTAGCTTGTTCTGTAGCGTCAGCTGTTTCAGCAAGTATTGTAGATCTAACTTCTTGAAGCAAACCATAATTGTTTATTGAGGTGTCATTTTGTGCTTCTACTTCTAAAACTGGGTCATCATATTGGATAACAACACTATTAACAATGTCTGCTGTTTGTAATCTTGTTTGTATGTCAGCGTTTACAAGATTAGCGTCAAGTTCGATAAGATTAGCTGTATAGTTTTCGCTTCTTCGCTCTGCGTCTGCGTAACCAATTTTGAAATCAGTTGTGTCATATAAATATCCTAGCCCTGATTGTTGGGTAACGTCTGTTAAATTGTAAGCCTGTTCTACTTGTGCAGGTCTTGCAAGCACTTCGTAACGCCCTGCGTCAATTGTGTCTATGCCTTGCACACCATAGTTAGCCCAAGTCTCGGTTGTAAAATCATTCCAAGTAAACGTGTTACTTAAATCTTCCCAAGCTGTATAAAGTGTTTCTTCCAAAATACGTGTGATACGTGCGCCGTCTAATTCTTCTGGGTAAGCAACAGAACCAGCGTAACGTTTGACAAGAAGACCAAGAGCACCAACGGCTTGAATTTGTAAAGTGTTGGGTTTACCACCTAAACCAGCACCTGCAAATCTATTGTGAACACTTGAAACTTCACCTGTAAACAATTTGACATAAGCACCTGTTGAGTCTGTGACTTCAATAAGTATTGTGTCTAATAATTCAATTGTTGGGCTTGTTCCGTCAAGGTTTAATAATTCTAAGTTGCAATAACTTGGTTGTGTTGCTTCAAAAAAATCGTTGCGACCATAAGTGATTGTTGCGTCTTCTAAGGTTGTAGAGGTTTGGACAGTTCCAGCAATAGTAACCCTGTAAGTTGGTGTATATACAGTCATTGGTTATCTAAACCCAAAGTTGAATGGCTTTATTCCTGTCGTTTTTAAGGCTGTGTTTTGGACTTTAGTTATTGTTCTAGCTGTGCCTTGTGGATCTACTGCGCCTTTAATGTTAAAGTTATTTACTACTGTTGGTTTTTGTGTGTTGATTCCAACTAAACCTTTTGCTTTACTAGAAGCTGGTGCGTCTGGTGCAAATTGTCCTGTAGCATTAACAAATTGTCCTACAAGTGATTCATCAAAGGCTTGCTTAAAGTCTCTAAATTTTTGAATAGCCGAATCAATTCTTGTAAACAATTTATCTAAACCTTCGGTCATATCTGTTAGTAAGTTAATAAATCTTACAAAACCTGATTCTTCACCTGTTGAATCATCAAACGTTCCCGCTAATGAGCCAAGACCTGAACCAAGGTCACGTAAGGCTTTTCCTAAATTATAACCTGCTTCTTCGCCCTCGTTAGTTGCTTCTGCAAACATTCCAAGAGACGGAACAACAGATCTCTTTTTACCTGTTAAGCCGTCAATAAGTCCTTGTAGTGCTGGTGCAAGTACATCTGTTGCAAACTTTGCAAAGCGTTCAAGTAATGGTAAGAGTGCTTGACCTAAACTTTCTTTGGCTTCATCTATTGCAACTTTGAATCTTGCAAGACGACCAGCAAAAGTATTAGCAGCTGCGTCAGCTTGTCCTTCAAAAGTTTCGGATAATGCAATAACGGCTTTATCAAAATCTTTAGTTTTTACAATGTTTTCATCAAGAGGTACACCAATACGTTTTAATGCGCCTAGGTTACCGTCATAGGCTTTACCAAGGGCTTCTGAAACTGTTGCTAAATCTTTACCTGTACCTGCAGCTATATCTAGGGCTAATGATTGTAATTTTTGTGCTTTGGTTACGTCTTGTGTTGATCTAACAAGTCTGTCAAGGCTAGGGCGTAATTGGTCGTCGGCTACACCAGTAGCGCGTGCTGTTTTGTCAATGTAATCTTCTGTGGCTTTAACTTGAGCGTCTGTAGCCTTAGTTACGTTCTTAAGAGTTTGTGCAAGTGATACTTGGGCTTTCTCATCTTCAATAGCAGCTTTAACAGAATCAACACCAATTTTAATAGCTGCAACACCAGCAGCTGCGCCAAGAGCTGCAAAAGCCAAAGCACCCGCTTTAAGTGCGCCACCAAGTTTACTGCTAAAACTTTTGGTTTCTTTATCGGCTTTATCAAGTCCGTCTATAAATTGTTTTGTGTCAGCAAGTAACGCAAGTTTAAGTGTCCTAATGTCAGCCATTACAAACTAGCCTTCCAAGCGTCTCTAATTTTTTCATAACCTTTAAGCCATTCCTGAGCAATCGTTGGTTGAAATCTTGACATAGCACGATACAACCACCAACCTTCTTTCCCACCTTTACCAGATCTACGGGGGAACTGTTTATATTGTTTAGATCCGAATTCATTACCCATTATCACATAACCTGCACTAAAAGCACTAGAGCCAACTTTACGATTACCACCAATACTAAAACTAGGTGCTTTATCTGATTTAGATATTTTAATTGAATCAGCTACAGCTATGGCTTGTCTCACGTTATAAGGAGCGTTACTAGCTGCGCCTTTAGCATAATTAGCACCACGTTCGGCTAAGTCTTGTGCAATCTTTTTCATATCATTTTTAGCAATATCGTTCATTTTACCAAAGGTGCGAAGTAAAGAACGATAATCTTTATCAACTGGAACAAGACTTATTGCTTTAGCCATTATTGCGCTCGTTCAATATGTCTATAGCTGTAGCCCATATTTCGGGTTCGGCATTGAGCCAATAATCCGGTGTTATCCCAGTTTCTAATGCTAACTCGACTGCTGTTCGCCCAAGACTTCGGGCTTGGTAAAATTTGCTGTCTCAAAATCAGAAGCTGCAATAGAAATGACTTTGGTTTTCCAAACGTCAAAACTTTCAACTTTTTTAGTAACACGTTGTTGGATCTTATGACCAAGGAATAAAAGAAGTTGGTTACTTGGTGTGCTTTCGTCCATAAGAACTCTGACAATAGATTTATTGTTATATAGTTCTTTTTCTGCCATAGCAAGTTCAATGGGTCTTGTCCATTCATCAAACTTTTCACCTGTTTCTAATTCCCAAGATATTTGTAACTTAAGCATTTGTGTGCCCCTGTTCTTTGTTTGTTGTTGTTATGCTGTTAGGTCTTCGGTTGGTATACCTACAACTTGTAGTGATACTGAACAGGTTTGTACGTCTGCACCTGAAGCTGTAATGCTTGGATATTGTGGCAATACATAACCAGTTAATGTTACACCAGTTCTTAATGTCATAATAAAAGCAATTGTAGTATCTGGAGCTGTTTCAGTTCCATTCCATAATACTTGATACAAGCTGTTTGGTGTTGCGCCTGCGTCATTTAAGAATTCAACGTCAAGTGTAACGTTTGAGTCTATGTATTTGTATGCTTTGCCTGCAAGGGTGTCAAAAGTTAATCTTTCTGTATCAAAGTTGATAGCAGAAGAAGTAATTTGCTCTGAGTATAAATTTCCATTAACACTTAGAGTTAATTGACGACCACTTAAAATAGTTGTTGCCATTGTTGCCTTTCCTAGCCTGTGTAGGCTGTTTGTAGTTGGATTTCAGCAGATAGCAAATCTGTGCTATTTGTCTGCCTAATTCTCGGACTAGATACTGACAGTATAACCCAATTAGTCGGTATAAGTGCCAAGATTGTTTCTATATCATCTTCCAAGTTTGTTAATGCGCTTGGGTTTGAATACGTAGTGCTGACTATTTCAAGAGTTAGTCTTACGTACCAATTCTTTGAATTACCAATAGCAATTGGTTCAAGATATGGGTCACCAGCTAAAATAAGAGCTGCTGGTGGAATAATAATATCTGGCACGTGATCATAAGCAGAATACTTTGTGTTATCTGTTATTGCGCTTTTGAGCCCTGCACGTAATGTACTTAAAGCCATAAATTAACCTACTTGACTATTAGAGTCAATATATTTACTTATTAAACCTGTAACTTTATAAAGAAGAGTTCTGCCCATACGATACGGGGCAGGAGTAAAATCGAGAGCTTGGGAAGTGCCACCTGCAGCTAGTCTTGATTGAAATACGTCTACAGATATTTGTAGTACGGCTTCTTCTACAGCGTCTATGCCATTGTATTGCGACAATGTATTTGCAGCTGCACGTCCGTTAGGAATAATGTAACGAAAATCGTGAACTGTTGCACCTGTTGTTGTTATTGCAAAAGTATAATCGTCAATAATTTCTTCTATAACCTTATTGCCATTATGCCCAGTAACGCCAGATATTGTTACTGTTTGTGTTTCATAAAATTTGTGAGGTGTAACAGTATGTAAAATTGTGCGTGTAGCACTTTCGCTTTTTTGTTTATCTATTTCAACTTTCCATTGAATAAGAAAATCGCCTATAGCGTCTTCTGCTGTTTCAATTATTGAATCAAGTTGTGCGTCTGAATAAAGAGCAACAGGAACGCCAAGTACAGCTCTTAGTTCACTAGCTGTTACTAATACTGGCATTTTATTTCCTTTTGTTTAGGGTGAGGCTAGCCACAGGGGCGAGACTAGCCTCACGTTTTAGGGTTTAAGCCTTGTTAAACCAGTTTGCGCCAGCTGCAATTTTTGTAGCTAGTGCGCCGTATCCGTAGTAGTTAACGTCGATTTGGGCGGTGTTAATTACGTTAGTACGTAGTGACAATCTTGGTGACTCGTACCAAGTGTATGAATCAGGATTTAGTACAACCATTGAATAATCGCCTAGACCAGTTCCACCAGTTCCACTTACGGAACGTGATACGTACATATCAAGTCCTGCAATTTGACCACGCAAACTTTGAGGAGAAACATTTCCTCCCGCATTGCTTGGCTGAGTTGCGGTATAAATTGGTCTGCCAGCTTCGTTGTAACTCATAATTTTACCCCATTGTTGTGGGCTAACTACAATGTTACGTGCAAAACCAAGTGAAGCTGAATAAACAGCTGCAGCTGCAGATGAAACGTATTCTAATAGTCCTTCACGATCTTCGTCTGCTGCTGTTGCGTTTAATACTCCGTTGTTTGCAACTTCGCCCATTACGTATGCGTCGGTTGCTTTAGCGTATGCAAATTCCATTTGACGAACTAATTCATCAAAAAATACAGGTGAAGAACGATCTAGTAATTCAACAGACAATGTTTGTTGTCCACCAAATTTTTTAACTGCAACTGATACAAATGAGGAAGCTGTATCTGTTTCGGATAATGCTGCTTCTTCGTTTGCTTGTGCAACTGTTGGTGCTGTTGTAATTTTTGGAATTTCAAAAGACATACCTGCTGGTGGAAGTGTTGCGCGTGAAAGTGCGTCAATAAATCCTCTGTCAGCGTTTGCAATTCCGTTGATTACTTCGGTTGATTGTGGTGTTGGAATAAATCCAGCGTTGTTTCCTGTGGTGTCAGCTGCCATAACATATTGACGGCTGTCATCGTTACCTAAAGCTGCTCTTAATGAGTGTTCTAAGTATGAGCCTTTTGAAATAATTGGGCTTCTTGGTGCTGTGAAGATTACAGGACGCGCGTTGCGTTCTTGGGCTTCAACAACTGGGGTTGCTACAACTTCTGTTGCAACTTCCTCTACTACTTCGGGGGTAACTTCGTTTGACACGATAGTTTCCTCACTTTCTGTTGGTTGTGAAGTGTCTGCGCTTGCAGCTACTTCGGTTATTTGTGCGTGCTCGCCAAATGCTGGAAATGTGACGTGTGAAACTTCTTTAAGAGTTGCTTCATTAACAATTACTTGTTCACCTTTAGTGACGTAATCATCAATCATAGCGCCTACGCTAAATCCAGTTCGTAAACCTTCTTGTGCTTCGGCTAATGCGTCGTCTCCTGAATTTGTTCGTGCTATTTTGAATGTTCCGATAATACCTTTATCGTCTTCTTCATATCTTGATAATTTACCTATTGGTCTAGTCATATCGTGTTCGGTGAAAAGTTTTATACCTTCACCGATCTTTAATGAGCCTTGTTGAAATACAACGTCGCCCATATTGGTATGTCCTACTTGACCAAAAGGAACAATAACGCCTGTTAATTCACGTTTTGATGAATTAGCTGCGATAATGTCGGTTGAGAACGTAATAAAATTATTCATTTATTAAGTCTTCCCTTTCTCTTGCTTCCTCTACTGTCATTACACCTAAAGGAATAAGTTTTGCGTAAATGTCTGCGCGTTCTTGTGCGCTTGGGCTGTAAAATTCTTCAAGATTGTATTTTACTATAGATCCACGTGGTGTTATGTCTATGTCTGACAATCTTTGAGTTATTGCTGTCATCAAAGGACGTAAAGATAAATCTATTAGGCTTCTTCTTTCAGCTGTGACGTTACTGTAAGTCATTGATCCAGCAGCGTTGCCACCGACATAATACTCAGGAATATTACAAGCCCTAGCAATTTCTGAAGCCATATATTGACGTGCTTGGTTTAGCGTTAATTGTTCTGGGCTAAATCCAACAGACTGAAAATCAACTGTATCGTTTACGAAGGCTGTCGCGCGATTGTTGCGGGCTTCTTTCCAAGAATTTAATAGGGCTGTAACTCTTTCTGCCGGCATTGGCAAATTTGATTTCAAAATCATCGACGGCACGGGCTCATCGGCAAAACGTTTAACGGCTTTTTCGAGGGCGTAAGCAGTCTGTATAGTTGTGCCTGCTCTAACAAGTAAACCTTCGTCATAACCTGTAAAAGGTATTAAAGAACCTAAACCATAATTAGGTACAGTCTTGCCGTCAATTTTATAACCTATAACATTGTAACCTTGATTAGTGTTTAATCCTGTAAAATCTAATTCTCTTGTAACTCTTTGTACTGAAATCCACTCGGCGCTTAAAGGTCTGCCGTCTGCGCCAAGTTCCATAATTCTTAAGTAACCTTGACCTGTAAATAAAATATCTTCTGCAAGAAATGTATATACAGCTTGTGCTGTCATACGTGGATCAGGTTGTCTAATAAAAGGTGGGGTCGCAACTTTGCTATTGTTTGATTCGCGTCTAACTTCTAAAGGTAATGAACCAATAGTTGCACACATAATGTTTCTAGCTCTTGCAACGGCTGGTACTTGCATAGCTTGGGCTCTAGTAATTGAAGTTTGACCAAAGAAATCAAAAGGTTGTGCTACAGCTTGGAAATTGTATGGGGCTACAGCTGCGTCTATTTTATTGACGTTATCTTGTGGTGTGATACCAAGTAGATTTTGAAAGAAGCCCATAACTTCTAATTCTTTACCAAATCGTTATAATAGTCAAGCACCTAGAGTACTACAATGTCTTGGTTTTGTGACCTTGTGCCGTACTGTTCCGCTTTACCAATTGCCAAAATCATACTTATTGCAGCTGTTGAAGGTTTACGTCTCATTACATACCACGCACCTGTCTCGTTTGATTTCTTTATACAACTATTAACACTTGCAGATAGTTCGGGTTGATTAGAATGAGCTAGTCGTCCACCTGACATAGCACTAAGTACTTGATCGCAATTAGTGTAATAGTCTGAACCTTTAATTACGTTTGCGTTTATGCCTGCCTGTTTAAGTTTGGCTACTACTGAGTCACCTGTAAACCTGTTTGCTATTACTTCTTCTGCGTTGTAGTGCTTTGCCCATTCTGCTATGCGTCCTGCAATAAACAAATCATCTATTGGGCTGTCTTGTTCTTGGTATTCCATTAAACCTACAGCTATAGATTTGTCTTCTAGTATTTGTGAACCTGTTAATGCCCAACTGTTACGCTCTGGACTTATTTCAACACCAAGC